GCATAACTTAACTACTGAAGCAAAGATAATGGCAGATGAAAACAAGGATTTGAGTGTTGAACAAGCACAGAAAATCATCGAAGAAAACAAAGATGTCAATAGTTCGTCATTGCCAGAAGAGCCATTAAAAGAAGTACAAGGGGTAGAAGATGAAGATGAAGATTCAGACAAAAACTAATGTAGATTTTCGAAAAGTCGCAGACAAAATAGACAATTTCAACAAACTTATATTAGATGAAGTGTTGCGTCCTGTTGCAAAAAAAGCAAAATCACAGGTTAAATTAACTTTTGCTATTGGAAGGGATATAAAAGACGGAAAAGATTTCAAACCTTTATCTAATCTTTATACAAAAACAACTCACAGAAAACCAAATGATCGTCCTTTGGTTGATACTGGGAAATTGTTTAGAAGCATAAAGTTAAAAACAAATCAGAAAAAATTAACTGCAACTGTAGGTTCAAATGTGGATTATGGAGAACTCCATATTGAAGGAGGTATGGAATATGTACCTAAATATAACAAAAGTTTTTATGTTCCACCAAGACAATGGTTTTATAAGTCAGAAGAAGAAGCAGTTTCATTGCTGGAATCAGATTTCAATACACTACCACCAAAATTTTTATCAAAATTGGTATCGCATATAGAAACAAACTTTCGTAATATTGGTAAGGAAATTAAAATAAAATAATGGAAAACCTAATAAAAGAAATATTCAAAGCGATAAAAGAATTGCGTCAGATTTCTCACGCAAACAATGAGTTGTTAGGTTTTATTTGTCAGAAAATTGCTCCTCCTGGAGAAGTCGAAAAAGATTATATGGAAATTGGGGATTTTATGACTACTTCGTTAGAAATGTCTGAAATGTTCGAAAAATATGATATTATGCCTGAAGAGTTTGGGATTTCATAGATTCTTCCCTTTCGATTAACTCTTCCAACCATCTTCTTCTTTCAGTATTCGTAGGACGCTTCGCAGGTAATGGATCTAACCCTACTTTCTTAGCTCTTTGTAATAACGCATATCTATTAGCTCTATCCTCTCTACGCTTTTGCCTATAAGGTTTCTTCCCTTTTTTTATATTAGTTACTGCTTTCTTTTCATCTTGCTTTCTTTTTAAAGGTTTGTCGTTTACAGGATTTCTTTTCGGAAGTGTATCTATAGCTTCTTTTACTTCTTCTGTTTCTACATCAATAACCTCAGTAGCGTCTATTTCAGTTGCTTTTAAAAACTTTTCAAATGGACTATCAACAGTAACATTGATGTTTTTCACTAATTTACCAGAATGCTCTAATACCAATCGTCCTGCTTGGACATTTCCTTCAACAGCTTCTCGAACCATACTATTTAATACCATAGGTAGTTTTGCGTTGAAATAAACCATATACTTTTTATAATACATTTCTACAAACCTATCATCTGCAAACCAATTATGGATTGTTTGGGGTGTCATATTCAACTCGTTTGCGAGTTCGGTTTTATTTAGCTCTGGATTATGAATCATTAATTCAATAGCAGCCATTTGATTGGCTTTCTTTAATTCTATATTACTCATTTACCTTGTCCTCTATATTTCTTTTTATAATATTTCTTTGAAGCTTTTGTTCCTCGCTTGGTGTTCGTGCTATTACCTTGTCGAGTTTTTTTCTTGCCATTTGACTTTTTTTCTTGTCGCTTAAATACTCTCATTGTTGCTACTTCTTATAGACTTTCTCTGCTCCAGCAATACCAAATGAACCTAAGGTTACCCAAACGAACGAATTATAGATGTAGTCATTTACTAATAACTCAATTCCAATAATACCCATTGCTAGATCAACAATGCCAAACACGCACATCAAAGCAAATGAAATAAATCCAATAATTGCTTTTTCGTTATACTCGTTTTTATCTTTAAATATATCCCACATTATTTCTTTTTCTTTTTTGATTGACACCAGTCCCAACATTTCTTACAAGCGTCTTGTCCTGGTTTTGTGCATAGTATCCCATAATGAAATACAAATCCTACTATAAATCCTAATAAAAATTCTAACATTACTTCTTCTCCTTTTTATTTTTTCCAAAAATCTTTTCCCAACGCTCTTCCCATTTCTTTTGGGATATGCCCATTCTAGGTTCATCGCCTTTACCAGCACCGTTGGCTTTACTAAATATACTTTTATCTTTCACTTCTTTTTCTTCTTTGCGTCCAATTTCTCTTTTGGACAATGATTAATATAATCAACCCTATTAGCTGCTAATGTTCCTGTGTGTAACCCACAATAAGTTAAGTCCCCTCTCTTTGCAGCAAAGGGACACTTTCGTTGGACAAAAGAGCAGTAGTCAAACATACTAATCTATGTCTAATTCTTTGTATAATTTGCGATCTGTCATTGAACTTTTAGCATTAATGACCAATTTTGGCAAAGAAGGTAGTCTTTTAACCAAATATTTTTCCTTGCAACATATACATCTTTCTAGTGGATCATCTGTCATTCTTTGTTCCACCTCAAAAATATTATCTGTTTCTAAGCACATATAATCATATTTTGGCATAAACACAATTTACTATAAAATATTACATAAATACCAACAAAAAACCCTTAAAATCTTGGATTGGTTGTCTAGTTGAAAACACGAAAAAAACACAACCTTAAAAATCTCTGTAACTCTAGCAATACTAGTCGTTTACAGGAATATTTTTAAATCTTGATTCTTATATATAGAGTATTAAATTATTACTATTTATACCTAGTCGTTTACTACTATTTTGCAAGTAATACTGCTATTAGTCAGGCGTAGGCTTCAGTCCGCTTACTAGGGGTGGAAATATACCAAACAAGCAAACAAAACAAAAAAAAACTTGATCGGATCTAAAAAGATGATCCTTTAAAAAGAAGATCCTTTAAAAGCTGGATCTAGTTACAAGATCTAAAAAGAAGATGATCTAGTAGCTGTTTAAAAGTTGCTAGGGCGGGACGTGTAAGATATAGATCTAAATACTACATAAAGATAAAGCTTAAGGAACATAAACTAAATATTGACAAAGAGAAGGAAATTGTTTAAGTTTGTGAAACAAACAAATTAAGGAAGGGTTTAAAATGAACAAGATTACAAAAAACATACTTAGAGCATTAATTGGATTTTCTTTTATTGGAATGATTTTAGGATTTTATGAAATAGTTCAGGTAGTAATAGAAAGCAAAAGTAACGGATTCATATTTACAAATGATATTGATTTAATGAATCAATTTGTTTTTGGGTTGTTGGTTATGGTTGCTTTTGGTTGGATTACATTAATAGGGTTTTTTATTGAAATCAAATTAAAATTAGTTGCTTAAACAAAACAAAAGAAGGGGTTAAAATGATAACAAACTTTAAAACAAAAATAGAAAATATTGACGGATTAAAAGTTTTAGAAATAAAATTTAAAGAAGATTCTTTAGTTAATTGGAATGAAGGAAACCAATTTGTTAGCAAATTTATTAAAAGAGGTTGGGTTGTAGATTGTGATTATAAAGATAATTACACTGATGAAACAATAGTAATTCTGAGCAAAACAAACTAAACAAACAAAGGGGTTTAAAATGAAGAAATTAAAAGAAAAAAAACTTACTCTTAAAGAGATAGAAACATTAAAAGAAGCTAAGATCATACTGGATAGGATCTCAAATACAAAAAATTACTATGTGGAGTTCTGGAAAGAATTTAAGATGATCAGAATCAATACAGATGAAAGCTCAAAAAGAAACTCTACGATAAGCTTTTCCCCAATAGAATTAAAGGCACAGGGATATGGATTAGCCAAAGAATGTTGGACAAGGGACGAGGTAAGACAAAACAAAAAAGACGAAGATCAGATTTAAGCGATACATAAACGAGGATCCAGCGATACATAAACGAGGATCCAGCGATAATGTATCATTAGCGATCTAACAAAACAAACAAAGGGATCAAGATGAAAATAAAACATATTAAAGACATTAAGCAAATAGACAAAAAAAGTTATTCAATTAAAGAAATTCTAAAAGATCTATCTGATTTTATAGGGTTGGCTTTCTTGTTCTATATAACTTATAATTTACTGCTTTTAATAGCATATTTAATAAGATAATGATACTAGAATTATTACAATTTAAATTGTTAATTATTGTATTGAAAATAGAATTGATAAGGATCAAAAAAAAAAAAGAACAATTAAAACATAACAAATAAAAAGAAGGAAAAAAAGAAAATGGAAAAAACACTAAAAGAGTATAAAGAAAAAAAGCAAGA